CTATATCTTGGTCAAGCCGCCCAATAGAATCCCTGTCGATGGGCATATCCTTGCCATTATCCTTGAGATTCCATCCCTTGATGACGGCTAGTAAGGTAGAGACAATACGCCCTTCCGGTCTGTCGCTATCACTTTCAACGGCTATCTTTTCATAGTCGCCAAGCGATAGCTTCTTCTTTATGTCAATCCACTCGTCATCATCTAATTTAATCCTAACTAGCTCATTGCTTACAAAATGGCCCATGTTCTCCTCCTTTTTATGGCAAAGCAACTACTGTATTCACTACTAACATTTCAAAGAGTTTGGTATAAGTCGTCCCTCTTTCTGGCGACATTGTTACGGAAACCACATCTTCACCGTCCCGGTCGTCCAGTGTCCCCCAATCAGTGTAGATACCGGAGAAGTCAAGCCGTAGTCTTTTATCGTGGACAAAATAGATTGTCGCAGCAGCAGTATGGGCAGCTGCTATAGTCCCCTCGTATCCCCTGACACCAGTGATATGAGTAGCATCGGGAAGAGCGGTAACCAAAATTCTCTCAGTATCCACGATGATAACCCTATCTACAGTGAAATTTGCACTTGCAGTAACCAAAAGGTTTGTTGCCACATCAGTCCAGTTTCCAGCGCCTACAGCATCCGTGCTATCTTCCTTAGTTTGCGCTTCGCTGCCTAACGCCTCAATCCTTACTATCCGTTGAGTCGAGCCGTCATATTTTAATCGTTCTACCTCTGCTCCGGCATTGAAGGCAAAGGTCATCCTGAGTTCCACGCCCTTGAAATTCTCGCCATAAGACGAGAAGTCGATGCTGCCATCGGCGAAGCGTTTATAACCCAACCCAGTATTTATGGCATAGGTGAAACTGATTAGAGTATCGGATTGTATAGTCCCCCCGATTTTACCAGTCTCATCATCAATATAGAGCCTGGCCTTTTGTGTCAAGACGCTCTCAACAGTAGGCACCGAAAACGGGCCAGTAAATCCCGCTGCGCATACTGTCATCTTTCTGCCAAATATATCTCCCCTCACCTTCATCGGTTCGTTCATTGCCCCGCTAATCTCAATAGCGGAGGCCATACAGTATTCAGTCTCCCATTGCTCAATATCGTCCCCGTATTCGATGGTAAAGCTGTCAAATGCACCTGCTGCAGCCATTGATGGAGTGAATGTCCAATACCGTGCCAATGAGATGATATAAAATTCGTTGATTACGACGTTAGCCGTCCAATCGCCACCCCAAGTTATTCTTATCCAGTAACCATCATCGGCATCAACTGTATCTATATCCCATGCAGCTGGAGGGACAAAGGAAATATCTCCGTCAATTGCCATACTAGCACCAGCAGACAGAGTCCCGTCCACAACCGAAGTACAAGGTAACCAACCCGCAGCGCCATCTGAGCATTCTATCGCTGTAATTAAAGAAGCCAAAGCCTGGGGGGTTGTCCCGATGTCCACTCTTAATTGCCCAAATTTGGCATTACTGCGGACATATATTTTATCGTCAGCAGCAACTAAACCGACTATTGTCTCAAAGGTGGCAGGGTTGCCATCAAAGGTATTGGTTAAGTCGGCAAACACACCACCATCATCGTGCTTTGCTCCTATCGGCGCCGCTACAGGTGGTACTACATTGCCGAGCACCCCCATATGTAGTAGATAGAGTATCTGCTCAAAAGTAGCATCACTTTCCAGCGTTAGTTCAGCAAGATTTGCCACCTTGACTGAACGACTAAACTCGGCTAGCTGACCTCGCTCCTCGACTGGGCGGTGAATAGTGGGCGATTCTTTCATTGTCAGCATACCCGCTAATGCCGCTGTAGCAGGTACAGCCGTTCCTTTTGTAGTTTCTTCCCCTATTTGAATTCTCCTTAAAGCCTTTATTCCTGAAACCATCTGTATGCCTCCTAATGTTTATTTGACAATTACTTATTGCCTATGGTATAATTCAAATATGAAACTAAATAAATGTATCATCTGTGGTGGCCCCCGCCGTTCTTTGACTCAAGAAGTATGCTCTCGCTGTCGCCCCAAGCATATCTATGATTTTTGTCCTCGTTGTGGTAAACGCAAATTGGCTGAAGCCTCCATTTGTATCCGTTGCCATGCCAAAGAAATTCGTCAAATTCGCTGGAGTAAACCTCACAGCCAAAAAACCAGAACTGATATTTGCCCAGAATGTGGTGGCGTTAAATATAAAGTGTCGCCAAGATGCCAGAAGTGCAATGGTAAAAGAGCTATGGCAATTCAATTGATGCGAAAACCTCCTAAGCCAGAAATTATTGACCGCAAGGGATATGTTTGGATTTATACGCCAAATAGAGAAAAGCCTCGCACAAAACGCTCCCGCCTTATTATGGAGCAGAATCTTGGACGCCCCTTGTTTTCCACTGAGGATGTTCACCATCTTAATGGGATAAGGGATGATGACCGCCTTGAAAATCTGGTAATTATTTTGCATAAGGAACATAGTCATCTTCATAATCCAAAAGGCAAACCTACACCAGTGTCCAAAGAGAAACTCCGAGAAGCTGGACGTAAAGGTGCTATTGCCAGATGGGGAAGCCTCTGATGCCATTGTAATTACCTCCTAAACTGAAAAACTTATTGATTCGTGTTCGACTACAAAAAGGTCAAACGAGATTCCGATATACTGCGTATTCCCATAAGTCAAAACACCTGGCTCATAGCTCCTCACCATGCTATAAGCACAAGAAGCATTAAGCTGAAGGCTTTGGCCAAACTTATCCAGAGTTAAATCTATAAACGGTCTCAAAATCTTCTCTGCCTCCGGTAGAATCTGCTTTGATACATATAGTTGCATCTTGATGGTATGCTTCGTTTCCCGGCGGGAGGGTGTATAGTTCACCTCTGCCGGCCCCATAAAGTTTACAAAGCAGGGGAAGACATTAAGATTATGCGGTGGATTATCATACGCTATTTTTATGCCTGCTATCGCTGCCTGAATGATAGCTACCTGAGTTATGATGTTTTCTACGGGCATCTTGTCTTATCCCCCTAGGAATCGATTCTGTGCGTTCTGGTGATGGTTAGGAGTACCCCTCACTATTAAGGCAGCACCAAGTTTATCGCTTTTTAAGGCGAGATGACTCTTCTCAAAGCCAGTCTGCCACTCCAAACCATCACATATTCCATTTGCTTTGTATTGCTGCCCCTATTTCCTTCATAAGCTCAGGGAATTTCTCCATTACCAGCTTGGAACCATAACTAAACATACCTTCACCCAATACCCTGATTTGGCTGCCTGGGTTTACATGGCGGGCTTCCACAAACGGTGCCACAAGACGCTTGCCAATAGCAGGGACATATCTACCCACTTCCTGTTTGTGCCCAAATTCCACAAACGGCGCATACTTGACTATAGTCCCCACCTTGCCATAAAGAGGATGGACTTCGGAATGAATGCTTCCAGCTAATCTGCTTGTAACCCTCGGCGTGGATTGCTTAATCAATCTATCTAGCAATAGCGTGATTTTCTTTATACCCGCCTCTAATGGCTGCCTGATAGTCTCTTTGCTCAGGGCTTTAGTCAGCTTTTCAATCCCCTTTATCTCGATTCCTATCACAGTCTCACTCTCCGGTACTGAGAGATTATGCTTTTCACATCCGGGTCGATTCCCTTGTAAATCATTTGTTGCCCAGTCTCCGGGCTTCCAACTATATCCTGGAAGGCTGAACTAGACCGCTTGAAAGCCCTCATACAAGTCACTAGACAGGCTTGAACTATCGGCATAGGATACTCGTAGATGTAAATCACCGTAGCTAGGGCATGGATGGTTGCGACTGTGCCATTGATTGCTCGTATAATAGTCAGGACATTCCCTGCAATCGAGGTGATATAACACTGCTCCAGTCCAATCCTGATAGTCTGCCCGAAAGCGAAGTTAGTCCCAGCAGTCACCGTTACGGTGGTTTGAACGGCTGTCATACCTAATGCGTCCTGAACTGTATCACCGCTAAGGTAATATGGGGTTGCCGATTTACCATCTCCATAACCGAATACTCCAACTATCTCAACGCCTCGTTTAGTCCCTGAAGCGAAGCCTCCATAGCTGCCGTTGGGATTGATTTCCGCCCTGATTTTAGGATAGGTGTTTAAGGGATATAGGAAGAAGTCTGTATTCTCAGTCAGTGTATTCTCAAAAGTTCCATCCCCATCCTCGTCTGTGTTCAGAGCAGTAATAGAGAGGATGTCATCTGGGAGGAAAAGAGTCCCACCAGCGCCGGCATAATAGCGCGGCAATGCTACAGTGGTTTCTAAGCAGTAAAAGAAGCGGTCGCAGTATTTATCTATCAGCCTACTGGCGTGCTCCAGTAATTGCAGAAGCTGAATATCATAATCGGTTACCGACTTAATTTGAAGGTAGGCATCACTTTTTAGAGTTGTCAGCGAAGCGTAGCTGTTTATCATTCTTATACCTCACATTTAACCTTGAAATAAGGCTCCCAGATATTAGAACCAGCAGTAAATTTTATCTCTATGCGATAAATATACCCTTTAATAAGAGCCTTGAGAGGAGATAATGTTATTACATCACCCAGAACAGTGGGGGTATTCGTGGGGAAGACAGTCGCCGTTACATCTCTGCCCGTATTATCATCATAGGCTTTTACGGAGACAAGCGTAGGGGTAGAACCATAATTGGTCGTGGTTAATTTATAGCTTATTTCCTCATCTGCTGATTGAAATTGCTGCCCCTCGGTTACTTCCAAAATACTCATTCTATTTCCTCTTCGGTAGTGTTAAGAATGGCAATCGCTCTCTCAGTGGTAAACCTGGTTTGAGAGAGTCTAAATGCAGAATCAAACTTCGGCTTCGTAAAGTCAATCCAATTTTCTTTAGTATTCCTGCCCCAGCAGTAATAACAGTGCCGATAACTGATAGGGTTCCAATCCCCGACGCTGTAGCTTTACCAATTGCTACTAGCACGGCATTGGTAGCTAGTGAGCCTGCACCCACTAAAGTTGTCGTTCCAACAAAGATACCTCTGCCAGCAGCTGATAAAGTTCCAACGCCTGCTAGAGTCGCTTTACCAATGGCAGTAATTATGCCCTTACCTACTAAAACGCCTACGCCCTCTAAGGTTGCCTTGCCTATAGCTATTATGACACCATTAGCAGTTAGTAACCCAGTACCAACTAAAGTTGCCTTACCGGTAGCAATAAGCCGTCCTATCCCTGCAAGAGTACCAGTGCCAGTTAGAATGGCCTTGCCAATAAAAGTTCCAACACCTTTTGCGGCTAAGTCGCCGGTACCTGAAAGGGTAGCCTTGCCAACCAAAATTGAGACGGCCGAAGCAGCCAGACTTCCAATACCAGAGAGCATAGCAGTTCCGTATTGAATTGTACCTATCGTTCCTGCTGCTACTAAAGTTCCTATCCCTGATAGCGTTGCTTTACCGATTGCCGTTATATGCCCTATACTGGCTAAAGTACCTGTTCCTGATAATGCGGACTTGCCAACAAATATGCCACGGCCTATACTGGCAAGGGTGCCAACACCTGATAAGGTTGCAGCACCTTCGTGGGTTACTCCCCCCACCGAATATTCAATGTGGAGCTTGGCAGCCAACGTAGTATCGTATTCATAAGAACGAGCAATAGCACCTTTATAATCGCCTACTGCATTGGCATCAAAAAGTATCTGAATGGCATTAGCTCCCCCGCTATAATCATAACTATCAACTAACTCTTGAATAATGGCTACAATCGAACCACTCTTGTCCCAAGTATTGTCTAGAGTCCACTGGACACCGTTAGTTGTTCTAGTTCTTCCTCTATGGTCAGCATAATTTGTAGGAGCTGCGGGATTGCTTTGGTCATCAGCCCAAATTTTCTCATTATTACCAGTATCCCAAGTTGCAACATAAAGTTCCACATAAGCTACATCTATCGTGGCACCATTTGTAATGGTTACTGTCTGAAATCTATACCAGGAATCTTCATCTGACGAAGTAGCGCTGTAATTTCCTACGAAGACGCCAACGCCACTATTATCATAGGCACCTGTGTCTCCTCTTGTACATCCATCATCTGCACCTGCTACAATCTCCTCATCCACATCAGTATCAATGAACACAGGATAGACAGCACTTTGTAGCCAACTATGAGGAACTCTTATCGAGACATAAAGTTTATTCCCTCTTTTTTCTAGTGTGGCTACTGATTGCCCTTCGTTGTCCTCAGCTTCACCACTTCCCCAATACCTAAGAGGCATAAAGCCCCACAGAACTTCGCCGTCTTTAACGAACTCTACTATGTTAAAGGTCTGCTTCTTGGTAGACTTATTCCACTTTGCCCCGTCAACGTAAATATCAGCCCCCGTTGATGGGGCAAAGATGAGGTTTAGCCTTAAAACAGGATTTCCGCCACTAATAATATACGCTGCTGGAACAGGCAAACTAGCGAAGCTATTTACCTGTAGGATTTTTACCAGCCGTGAAGAGGTGCATTTCCATTCAAAGTCTATACCAGAACCATAGGCATTATCCCACCTGATAGTTCCCTGATGGCTAGGCACACCCACAGCAGGTAGCAAGTCAACCACTGGATTAGTAATTACAGAAGCAACATTTTGGGGCATTGAAACTTGCTGTATCTGGTCAAGGTCGTTAGTCCACTCCAAAGCCATTGGCTGAAACTGGACTGTCTCACCTTGCTTCTCAAACTCTATTATCTGGCCAGCAGTAAAGTCCTCTTTGACCCTGATATGATAGCCAGCCTTAAGCATCTGCCAGTTCCACGGGGCTAAGGCTAGCTCGAAGATATTGTCTATCTCCTGCCAGCCATTATCCTCATAGTGAATAGAACCAATAGTCCCGTCCCAGGCAAACTTATTACCTCCAAGGTCGTGAGTCTTACTGCTTCTGGTACGCTCGTCGACTAACTCGCTTGGTTGGGCTTGAACTG